CCCCCCAAAATGCCAAAATTTTTGCACAAAACCGAAAAGTCGCCTACTCTGGAACCGTCCCAGTGGTACGAATAGGCCGGCACCATCGGCGGACGGGTAGAGGCTGCGGAACCAGTGGCGAAAAAAAGAGACTACAAACAAGCTCGCAAGAGTGAACGCAAACTAAACGAGGCGACCGTCGACTCGGCGCAGGAAAGCGCGACCGGCACGCCGAAAAAGAAACGCACCACGGCAACCGGCGACGCATTCGTCCGCCGTAAGCTAAAAGAGATTTATCCAGACGCGCAGACGCGAAAGTTTTTCGAGCAACTCGGCAGCTCCGACGAGCAAGGACCCGACGTGGTGTACCGTGTCGCCATGACGCAGGCGAAATATCTAGCCGACGCGCTGCGCGACCATATAAGCGCCGCCGATCCGACGGAGATAGTAAAAGAGATCCGCGACGCCTCCACGGTTATAAACAGACTACTAACGCTCGCGCTGTCTGCGAGTAAGCTACAAGCCGAAATGAACCTCGGCACACACCCCGACCGAATAACGGTAGCGTGGGAACCGTGGCCAGACTGGGATCCGCAAACCAGCACCGGTGACGTTAATTAGTGCGCCTGATTCTGCCGCCATACAATCCGAACCCCAGCCAGCGCGCCTTTCATAAAAGCCCGGCACTAAACCGGCTTTACCTTTCGGGCGTCGGTGGCGGCAAAACCTACGCCGTCGTGCGCGAGCTGGTGTCGATGGTTTTCCGCTGCCGGCCTGGCGCGCTGCATTTAATCGGCGGCCCCAGTTTCCGGGTAATCGACTCGAGCATCTGGCCCGAGCTGTGCGGCTTTCTGGACACCGTAAAAAATCTAAACGGGTTCGGTTTGGATCGCCGACGCTGGACAGCGCCAGGCAACCGACAGATCGAAATGATAAACGGATCGCGCATTCTAGTGGCCACGCTTTCGGATCCGTCGCGCTTTGCTGGCGCCAGCCTCGCCGGGTTTGTGCTCGACGAGGGCGCGCTACTCGGACCCGAGGCATCCCTCGCCGCCTGGAATGTGCTATGTCAACGCCGGCGCGATCCGCTGTCGCCCATTCTTTACGGGATAGTCGCGACAACTCCGCGCGGCCCGGGTGGCGTGGTTGGGCATTTCACGCAGCAGCGCGCGAGCGGGAACCCTAATTTCGACATTATACGCGGCACCAGTTTTGACAATGTGCACCTACCCGACGGCTACCTCGATTCGGTTGCCTGCGGAATCAGCGCCTCCGAGTACGACCAGCAGGTAATGGGCCGCCTGGTCGATACCTCGGGCGGGCTGGTTTATCCCGAATTTGACGCAATCGCGAGCCTCGATCCGTCGTGGCAATTCACCACGCACCGGCGCAAAACATACGTAGCGATCGATTGGGGTCCGTCCATGCCGGCGGCAATCTGGATCCAGACTTGCGAGGACGGGCGATCGGTGGTGTTCGACGAGATAGCCGAGGACCAGATTTCACACCGGCACCTAATCGCGCAGGTGGAGGAAAAAACAAAAGAATGGGGCATCAGTGTCCACGATCTAACAGCGATCCACGCCGACCCGAACCCGTCGGAGGCGGTGAACGATCTACGGCGCCGGACTAAGGGCGTACCCGTGTACGCGCCACGCGGGAAGTTTATCCAGAATATCAACCGAGGGATCGACGTGCTTAAGGGGTTGTTGCTTGATTGGCAGGGAAACCGGCGGCTATACTTTGCGCCTCGTTTGCAGCAAACAAAAACCGATCGTGGTATGCTCGCTTCGATGCAGCACTACCGCTGGCGAGAGCGGAAAACGCCAGACGGGTATACAGTGTTCGATGACGTGGCGAGCAAAGGAAAGCACGACCACCACGCCGACGCGCTCCGCTATTGGGCCGCGTGGCATTTTGGACGATATGATCGAGACTATAAAAAGATCCCAGAGACACAGCCGACGGCATAGGAGCATACGACGTGGCATACTTTGATCTGAAACCAGTAGAGCAACCGGGCGGATTATGGAAAAGCAAAGCGCGCGAGGTGGTGCTCGACTCATTGCGAAAGGCGCGGCTCGCCAGTCGCAAGAACACAAACGAGATCCATACCAATCTACACGCCTTTTTAGATCAAGGCACCGGCGCGATGGAGCTAGTCAAAGCACGCGCCCGGGTAACACACCCGCAGGTTGCGCGCGAATGGACAAAACAAGCGGCCGGCATTGGTTCGGGGATCCGGCTTTTCGGGCTGGTGCCGATGATGGTCAACACATTGGCGAGCACATTCCACCACGCGCCCGAGACTTACCTAACGGTTAGAGGCGAGCGGTTGCCCGAGGATCATCCCGAGGTTATGCAATGGCGCGAGGATTCGCGCGATCTGCCCGGGCTTTTGTATCAGCTCGATCGCTGGTGCGTATTGTTTCGATCGGTGGTTGTACAGCCAACGTGGATCAACGGTCGGATCAAGTGGTGTTTATATCCGCCTTACCAGGTGGCGCACGTCGAGACGAACGCCTCGGATCCCACCTCGATCGCCTCGGCCGATTGGATTACTTTCGAGCTGCCACAAAAAGACAACTCGAGCCAGTTTGTAACCTGGACACCGGGCGAAATGTTTTATCATACCGAGGACGGGCGGCTATTAGACAACCCGCTTTTTATGGACGGGCTCAATCGGTACGAGACGATCCCGGCCGCTATCTGGCGCGCAAGCTATCCATGCCCGGGCGAATTCTGGGACGAGCCTCGCGCCGGCTGGCTGGCTCATGAGCTGGCGGTATCCTCGGCCGTGATGGACCTCGATCACGTGTGCCGTTTTCAGTGTTTTAGTATTGCCGTCGCCTCGGGTTATCATTCCGAGGAAGCCTTAGTAATCGGCCCGGGCGCCGTTATCACGAGCCACGAGAGCCCCGGCGATTTTTCTTTCGATTTCAAAAACCCGGGATCGGCCGGGCAAATAAAGGCATTGACCGAAACCATCGAGAATCAACTACGGCTTGCCGCAGTAACCGAGGGGCTGCCCGCCGACATTTGGTCGGCTCTCGGCGCCGCCCGCTCGAGCCTGGCAAAGCAGCAGGAGGCGCACGCGCTAACGCTGCGACGGCAGGAACGGATCCCAATGTATATGACCGCACTACGGGAAACGTGGGACATACACAAACGCGTGGCTAATTACCACTGGCAACAGGGGCGCGTGAGATACCGAGACGAAACGCGCCTCGAAATGGTCGTCGCAAATGTGACCTACCCGCGCGACCAATACCAGGAAGCACAGCAAAACGAGCTAGAGTTTAAGCGCGGGATCTCGAGCCCGGTCGACGTGGTGGCATCCCGCCACCAAATGAACCGCACGCAAGCCGAGGCGCGAGTGCGCGACAACCTAACCGCCGGCCAGCTACCAGCCGACGAGGGCGGGATCCCGTCTGTCGAATATACCGGCATCCAGATCCAGAGCGCGGTTAATATCGTTACCGCCGTAAAACGCGGCGAGCTAACGCCGAAAAGCGGCGCCGCAATGCTACAGGCTTTCTTAGGTGTGACCAGCGATCTGGCCGCGCAAATGCTGGGGGATTGATTGCTCAAATTCAAGATCCAGAAAAAGACACGCGAGATCAAGCTACCCAATAAACGCGCCTTTTTACGCATGGGCCGGGAAGCGTTTATGAAAATCCGAAAGCGCGTAAAGAATCGCGGAATACAGGCGGACGGGAAACCGGTCCCGAGCCTGGCGCGAAACCCTAAGAAAACGTGGTCGGTAGCTCAGGACCATCCGACGATCAAAACGGGCAACATTGGCGTGCATTTCTGGAATTGGAAAACGCGGCTACTTTATACCGATTACGGACAGGCGAAACGGCGCTCGGGCCGCAAAGCGATCAAAGACGGATTTCTGACGGGCGGGCTATGGCGCCAGCCCGGGCTAAAGATCGTCAAGCTCAAGAAGGTACTAAAACGCGGGCGCCAACGAATGCAAAGCGAATATGGCGGAAACCGAGAAACGATTTTTATAATCCGCCAGATCGAGCACGCTGTCGCCGTATACTTTGCCGGCTCGTCGCGCACCGACACGCGCAGCAAAGGTAAGGTTAAAAAGAAAGTCTCGAACCGTATAAAATCGAAAGCCGTCGGCCGAACAAAGCGCCGAGATAAAAAACCCGCGTGGCATTTGCTACAGCTCAGCCCGGCCGAGTTTGCCGAGGTTGTGCGGAAGTATAGATCGATGCTTGCAAACTAACCTAAAAACGAGGATAACTGTACACAATGACAGATCAAACCACAGACCCAACCACGACCCACGCAACAACCCCACCGAACACGCCGGCAGAGCCCGGCGCGCCGGCGGCGCCGGGCATCCCTTCGACTGTCCCCCCGGCGCCGTCGGTGCCTCTTTCCTCGGGCGTATCTGCCGACAAGTACGCGCAGAGCATCAAGCGGGCGCAGGAGTTAGAATCGAAACTCGAAAAACTACAGCTCGCGCAAATGACCGGGCAGGAACGCGACAAAGCAATCGCGGCCGCCGAAATGGAAAAGCAACGCGCAGCAACCGAGCAACTCTCGCAGGAGTTAGCGCGCACAGCCTCGCAGGCTAAGAATAACGCCACGCTGGCACACTACGCCGGCGGGCTAAAAGATCCGCTGTACCTCACGCTCGCGCCAGACATTGCGCTAAACGACGTCGGGCTTTTGACAGACGACAGCCGGGCGCACCTTGATAAGTTTCGAGCCGATCGGCCCGAGCTATTCCACAGCACGCCGACCCTTACGACGCCACAGCCTGGCGCCTCGGGTAAGCTGGCCGGCTCCGAGTGGACGGCAGAACAATCGAAAATGCTACGCGCCGCGCGGGTCGATCCCGGCGCGCGCGCACAGTCGCAAGTGGGGAAAACTTTCGGTTGGCTATTCGGTTTCGATACCGGTAGCCAGCCCTGGAAAAAGGACGGTAAGTAAATGGCAACGAAAAGCAAAGCGGCGCCGCAGGCGGCCCAACCACGCAGCGAGATCGAGGCGTATCTAATCGAGCACGGTATCGAATATAATCCCGACATTATCGATCCGCCCTCGATCGACAAGTACAACGCCGCCGCGCCAAACCCGCAAGCGTTCGCCGGGCCGGGCTATCGGCCCGATCTTTTCGTCTATTACCGCACCACGCGCGAGGGCCGGATCGGTAGCCTTAAGGCGCGCGGCTGGATGATAGTACCCGACAGCCAAGTCTATGTAGAATCGTGCCGCTCGGATAACGAGATCGTATTATGCCGGCCGCTCGAATTGGATCAAAAACTACGCGCCCAAAAGGCCGCCGAGCATAACGCCCGGCGTACCGGACGGACACGGAAAAGCACGCCGATCGGCGGGCGTCATTTAATGGAGTCGACCGTCGACTCTCGGATAGGTATCAAATAGGAGCTAGAGCAATATGGCAATTATGAAAACGTCGGACTGGGGCGACATACTCGATCCCGCCGCCAGTGAAATTTTTTATTCGGGAATGATCCAGGCGCTCGAGGACGGCGGCTTTACCGCTTTCTGCGACGTGCGCGAGGCGTCAACCCTAACGGTTGAAGCGAAAGGTTTCGGAGGCGTGCCAGCCTATGCGGCGCATACCGAGGGCAACGACTACGCCGGCAACTCGGCCGCCGAAACGTTTAATAAAACCTTTACAATGACGGAAGCGAGCAACTCGATTTTCATCAGTGCGTTGGCTTCCCATTTCTGGGACGGCTCCGATCTGGCGCGGATCGTTTTGCAAATGGGTTTAGCGGCTGGCGACTTTATGAACGCCTCGGCTTTTACCGTGCTAACGGGTGGCCACTCTGTCGCCGGTCCCGACGGATCTTTCCTCTACGCCTCAGACCATCCGCTTGCGGCTGGTACTGCGGACAATGCGCTGCACCTTGATCTAGACCACGACGCACTCGCCACAGCGTTCGCCGTGGCCAGAAATCAGGTGCAGCACCATGGTATCCCTGCGCCTTTTAATCCGTCCGTTCTCGTGGTGCCGCCCGCTCTCGAGCAGGTCGCGAAACAGATCGCCGGCTCTCAGTACACCAGCTCGGGTTTACAGGTTAACGTGCTCGGGCCGGGTCTTACTGTCGTAGTCTCACCCGAGATCACCGATAACGACTCCTGGCATTTGCTCGGCGCGCCTGGCGCCGGTGGCTCGAGTTTTATCAAGTACGTGGCAAAAGGCCCCAGCCCGCGGATGCAAGTCGACTCACAGAGCGACAATCTTCAGATCGTGGATCGTCTCGTGCAGAGTGACGGTTACACAGACTGGAGGGGCGCGGTAGGCTCCGCTGGTGCTAGTTAAATGATTGGCGCTCTGGTTGTAGATATTGGCGGGACTTTATCGTTCGACGTTTTAGGGTTGGACGGTCGGCCGACATCTGCGACCATTGCGCTTTACAAACCCGGCAGCGCGGAACTATTGGCGCCAACGGCGGCGAGCGTGGACGCAGTAAATACCACGCTCGACGCCGGCGCGTATGCGGGCACCACCTCGAACGTTAGCCTCGCGGCCACGACATCGATCGAGGTGGGGCGCTCGTATCTGATAACGAACGCAACCGGACAAGCCGAATGGGTTCGCGTTACCGCTGTAACCGACGGCGTTAGCGCGTCGATCTCTACACCGGTACAATACACGCACGCCACCGGCTCGACGTTTGTCGGTACCCGGCTCAGCTACGCCGTGGCGGCCGGGCTATGCGATACGCGCGGGCGCAACTATCGGGTCGAATGGACGTACGAGTTAGGCGGCGAGACTCGCCTGGCATCGACCATGTTCGACATTGTGCGCCGCGTATGGCCGCCGATTATCCTGTCGACCGAAGAGCTTAAAGGATATACCGATATGGCGTCGGATATATACGCCAGCGAATCGACACACGGCGAGGATTTCCGGCAAGACATAGCACGCGCGACCGATGATATAAAAGCGGCGATCGTGGCGCGCGGTTTCGAGCTGGATCAGTTTATCGATCCATTTAGCTTTAAGCCTGCAATCGCTCGCCGCGTGATCTCGAATTGGGCGTCGGTCGGGCGCAATCTGCCCGGCAATTTTCAAGACAACCCAGAAACGTATTTCGATCTCTCGCAGACGCTCGCAGATCGCGCGCTTACTGAGGCGCTCGCAACCAATAGAACATACGACGAATCGAACGACGGCGCCGTCGGATCGCTCGAGCGCGGCAAAAAGATCGCCAGCGTGAGGTTTAGCCGATGACAGTCGCCGACGCGCTCGAGGACATTATAACGCGCGTTAAAGCGGTCGACGCCGAAACCGATATTTCGGGGCGCTGCGATTTCGTTTATAACGGCAAAGTTTACGACGGCGAGGATCTGCGAGCGATCGGCCGCTCTCGGGTTTTCTGCCTCACGGTCGACGGCGACTTTTCCCTCGTCGGCCCCATGGGCACCCGTACCGAGTGGACAGAGATCGAGACGTCGGCCGTTGTGTCGATCTCGTATCAACTCGGAGCGAGCGCGAAAGCCGTACAAAAGGCAGCACTTCAGGATCGAGATTCTATCGCCTACGCTTTAACGCGCGCCGATTACTATCCCGACGGCGTGTCGCGCCGGCTGGTAACGTCTGCCAGTTTTTCGCCGGGCGGCATGGCTGGCGAGGTGGCGCTACTCGAGGTGATGGTCGCCACGCTTTATCAACCGACTTTTACGTAATGATTTCAGGCATTTAGAAAAAACGGAGCATTTCAAATGAGCAGCACAAACCCCAAACTTTACGGTTTAGGCACCCTCGATTTCCAACTCGAAACCACGTTCGGCAGCGCGGCAACCGGATCAATGTCTCCGCTGCGGCTCGTCGAGCCTATCGACCGCAGCTCGCTAACATGGGAAGCGATCGAGCACGTGTATGTGCGATCGGGTCTTACAACGGTACCGCCGATCGCCGGCGCCCGAAACGGCACGCTAACCGCTAAAGTCTACGTCCACGGGTCGAGCACCTCGGATCCGTCTGGCGGCCCGACATTTTACACAAACCCAGTAACGCAATTTATCGCGCAGGCGCTCGGCAACGCAACGGCCGGCGGCTACACCGATTCGGAAACCGGATCAACGACTGGCACGTTTAAGGCGACCGATCTCTCGCAGTTTACGAAAGGACAGGGCTGCGTATGGAATACGGCGAGCGATGGTAGTCAAATGGGTTGGATGAGTGAGATCGATACAGGCGCCACGCCCGACGAGGCGACTATGAGCCAGACAGCGGTTTCGACTCCAACCGGGAATAAGATATTCGGATCCGCTACGGCATACCTTACCGACGGGCTCGACTGGAACGACGGCGGCAAAAACTCGTGGACGTTGAAATATACAGATCACGAGAGCGTAGAAACTACCGCCGTCGGCTGCCAGGTTTCCGGGCTGCGTATTGAAATGGAACCGCGAGGATTGATCACTATGGAAATAGATTTTTCTGTTGCTGGTTGGTCGGAGGCTACAGGCGGATCGCCTCAGCCTTACGAGTGGAATTATGCAAACCCGCAGGCGTGGACATCGGCGCGCATTGCTTACGGCGCCTCGGCCGGCTCGACGATCCGCGTTTCCTCTATGAGTTTCGACGCCGGGCTCGAGCTAGTTGAAAACGTCAACCCGAACGCCAGCGAGGGGATCGGATCTTTTAGTGTCGTGCAGCGTCAACCGACGCTCGAGTTTTCGGTTTTTCGACAGCTTGACCAGTGGCCGGCGCGGTTCGAGAATCCAGACGCGGTGGCTAAATTTTCAATGGTTGCCGGCACGTCTGCCTCGCAAATGTTCGGGATCTATTTTGGCCAGGCGCACGTACTCGAATTCCCGAGCGCCGAGGATCAAGAGGGCCGGATCGGTACCACCGTAAAACTGGCGGCTGGCGAGAATTACTCGGACGTCGGCGGCGGCGGCGAGACAGGGCTACAAAACACCGACTGTAGGATCTCTATTACGTAAAGGATCAACTATGGCGCTACCTAATCTGACAAGAACAACCGACCGCGTAAGACTGATCTCGATTGGCGATCCGTCTATCGACGCGGATAAAACACCGGCGCAGGCGCTAAACGATTACGCCGCCTGTGAGGCTCTCGACGTCGGCGCGTTGGTTTTGACCGACGAGCCTCCGACGTTTTTCGAGTTGCGTCCGCTGTCAGAATATGAGATCGCGTTATGTGCGGAGCTAGGCCGCGAAAACAACGTCGCCCTGTCCTACACGACGGCCCGCCTCGGGCTGGTGTCCGTCGATAACTGGGAAGGGTTCGAGGTTTCGCGCGCTATGTTTTCGGGTGTCGAGGCGTTGTCGCTCGAATGCGTGCAGCAAATCCCATGGGCAACCGTGCAATGGTTGGCGCTGGTGATCTGGCGGTTGTCACGTTTGGACGAGCGCCAAAAAAAAGCCTCTACCTCGTCGCGACGCAAAGCGGCCCGAAAGGCTGGAATGACAAAGGGCAGTACGACTGCTCGATCTGCGAAGTCGATCCAGCCCTGCGCCGCGAGTTAGGCTGTGATTCGACCCGCCCGGTGTATGTGCTCGGCGGGATCGAGTTTGACCGTTGCCCAATGTGGTACGCGGCCCGCGCGCCTGGCTCCGCACAGCGTCAAGCCATTGTTGATATTTACAGAGATCGGCAGCGCGGATTGCCTCCTTTGTGGCCCGATGGTTACACGGCGGCGATCGTCGAGGGTGTAAGGTATTTAGAGACGCAAGTCGACGAGCACAACGAAAGGACGCGACAGCATGGCAATGGGAAGCGGGGGAGTCGAGGCAGAGCTACGGCTTAAGCTAAGCGGTCAGGACGAGGTTAGCCAGCTACTCGCAAACGTAAACGAGCAACTCGACGACATATCTAAAGGCACAAACCGCGCGGCGGCATCATCCGAGAAAATGGCCGGCGCAATGTCGGGGCTTAAGGAATCGTGGGCCGTGGTGGCTACTGGCGTAAACCAGGCGCTCGGGCTCGCTGGTAAATTATTCGGCGCGCTGCAATCTGGTTTCGCAATGGCAAAGGCCGGCGCTGCCTCGCTGGCTATTGGCGCCGCATTCGAGGCCGCCGTCCCTCACGCCGACGAGTTTTTGCAGAAACTCCGCGAGGCGTCTGGCTTTACCATAGACGACACCAGCTTAATGCGAGTCGGCCGGGCGGCCGTGTCGTCTGGGATGAAAATGAAAGACGTCGTGCAGTTTGCCGAGCTGGCGACGAAAGCCTCGCAGTCTCTCGGCATTTCTGCGGTGTCTGCTTTCGAGTCGCTCTCGTCTGTGTCTGTGAAACTAACCGGCGAGGGGCTCGAGGCGCTAAAAGTACGGCTAAACCTCACGGAGATATTCAAAGAGGAAGAACGCCGACTCGGGCTGGTCGGTATGGGGCTCTCGCAAAACCAGCAGCGCACGGTTTTAGTTAATCAGGCAGCCGAGAAAATGCGCGAGATCTACGGCTCCGTCGAGCTGTCCGACTCTGTAACCACGCAGCTACAGCAGCAGCAAGCGGCGTGGGATAACATGATCTCGAGTTTCCAAGAACAATTCGCCGAGGGTTTGCACGAGATCAGCAAGGCAACGAAAGGCGTCGGGCACGAGGTAAACCAGAGTTTTCTATTGATGCAAGCGCAGGCGTTTCAATATGGGGTGATCTCCGAGTCGTCGTTTCGAGACTCCATCCATAGCGCAGGGCTAACAAACGAGGAATTGGAAAAGCTGGCCAAAACGATCGAGATGATGCAGGGGCCGCTTAATAAGGAACTAAAGGAAAGTTTTTTCGCGAACCTATTTACGGCGGGCATGGTTGGGAACATTGTCGAGGCAACCGAGGCGCTCGAGGGTTTCGGCAACTCGGCGCCGAATGTGCTACGCGGATACGGCGCCGGCGCGAAAGAGGCGGCCGCAGCAAACGAGGAACTAACGAAAGAGACGAAACTGGTAGCCGAGTCGAGCGAGGACGGCACCGACGCAATAGAGCGCGCCATGCTAGAGCGCGTCGGCTACAATATGGCGATCCTCGAAACCGTGGAAAATCTACAGGACGAGGCTTTCGGCTCTATGAACAGCGCGGCCGCGCAGGCAAAGGCCGCCTTTGCTATCGGAAACACAACGGTAGCAGTCGAGAAAGTTAAAGCGGCGCTCGGGCACGCAGAGCGCGCCGGCTCAGGTTATACCGATCAAGTTTCCGAAATGCGGTTCGAGTTAATCGCGGCAACAAAAGCGCAGCTCGTACTTGCGCGCGCGCTCGCTGCCGAAAAGCTCGCCGCCGTCGAGGAATTCGTTGTCACCGGTCAGGTGTTCCCGTGGTCGTCTGGCCCGGGCGCCGACGATTTTATACACGTGCTCGGCGACGCACACGCGGAAATGACGGCAGCCAGCGAGAAAGCGAACCAACTAGCCGAGGACATAAAAGAGCTAGAGAGCATCGGCAAGGCGAAAAAAGATCCAGACAAAGATCCGAAAGAGCCGACAGCGCGGCGCGGTTTGTCTAAGGCGGAAAAGGCTTTACGGGAAACGCAGAAACGGCACGAGCGCACACTCGCCGAGGCAGCGCGCGACCGCGCCGAGCGCGAGCGTAAAACAATGGCGATCATGGAAAAGGGTCGGCTTTCTATTTTCAACCGTACAAAGCTACGGATCGACGAGGAAAGCCGAGGCACTGAGGAGCTACTAAAACAGGGCAAACTTTCCGAGGCTCTCGCGCGTACTCAGCAAATGGCCGCAGACGCAACGCGCGAGTGGGCGGTACAACTCGCAGCCGGCGCCGCCCGATCCACGCTCGATAAACTGGTCGAGGGTCCGACAATGTTCGAGGCCGCGCTCGCCGATCTGCGCGACAGGCAGCTCGAAATCGCGCGAGAGATACAAGAAAACATGCAACAAATGCGCGAGCGGATGGTACAGTCGCAGCTTGATAATTTCAGCGATTCCCTAGCATTCGCGGCGCAGGTTGGCGTAGGGTTTGCCGGGCAAATGAACGAGGCGCTGGGGCATTTTCGGCGCGGGTGGGATGAGTCGAAAAAGGTTTTCGACGAAATGAAAGCAGCCGGTGAGTCGACAGGGAACGCCGTTGCAGCGGCCGCGCCTGGCGCAATTAGTGCAATGGGCCGCGTCGGCAGCGCGTTCGCAAGCTCAGAAAAAAACAAAGCGAAAATCCTCGCGTTATTCGAGGGCGCGGCGGCGTTGGCCTCGTTTGCTCGATTGGATTTCGTCGGCGGCGCTTTGCATACGGCGGCCGCCATTGCTTACGGTAAAGCGGCCGCAGCGGCCGGCGGCTCTGCGAGTAAACCACCGGCAGCGCGCCGGGCGGCTCCGAAACTCGGCGGCGGCGACGAGCCCTCGCGGGTTATAAATATCCATATGGGCGGCGCCACTGTGATCGGCTCCGATCGCAGCGCCGGCCCCATGCTGGCCGATATGATTAGCAAACATACCGAGTGGACCTCGGGCGAATCGTTCGAGGCTGCATAGGTGGCGGGCTATCTACAAGGGCGTTTTGTAAAGTCGGGCGTTTGCTCGGCTACGTTTAGCAGTTACGCCGGATCGTGGACGAATACAGCGGTTGCATTTAGCGACGGCGCCAGCTTTGCCAGCACCGACGAGATCCTCTCGACTCTCGCGGCGGCGCTTTCTGGCTGGTCGTTTGCGGTGGATAAGGAAAGCGGGAAGATCGTCGCCTCGAGCCCGGGCACGCAGCTTAAGATCGCGTTTTCCACCTCAGGCGACGGCGACGATCTGCGAGACTTTCTCGGCGAGGCTGGCGACGTTTCGCCGACTGCGACGCCGTACACGTTTACGAGCGCACACGAGGCCGGCTTTTATCCAGAGCGAACCGCTACCCAGTTTCGGCGCACCTCGACCGCGCAGCTCCGCGCCGCGCGTTTGCTCGGAGATAAGACCGGCGAAACGCAATTCGGACCTGAGTCGGATACCGGGCAGACGCAGATCGAGCTAGAGATCCTAACCAGCACGACCGCAGAAAACGCGGCGCTCGAAACCTTTTTCGATGAGGTGTACGCCGCGCAGGGCGAGCCGTTCAGTTACACGCATACCGACGAGCTGGCGCACTCTGTGATCTGCGCCGACTCGCCGAACGTTTTAGAGTGGCGGCGACTGTCTCCGAAACTCAATAGCTACTGGCAGGTTTCGCTGTCTCTTTGGAGCATATAGCGCAATGGGATCGACGCTTTCGGTATCGTGCAGGTTTACCCCAGACCGCGATCGGTTTACCTGTAATTATAATTCCACGGGCGATCGTGTTATCCGGTTGACGGCTTTCACGTTTTGCGCGGATCTGCCAGCGGTAGCGGAACAGGTGCGTATTGCGTTGGCGGCCGAGTATGGCGCGCATTTTACGACGGGCGCCTCGGGCGCGAGCTTTACGATCGAATCGGATCAGGATTTTACGATCACGTGGACACATAACGCGCTGCGAGACTATCTCGGCGGAACCGGTGCAGGCGAGAGCAGTACCGCGCGCGTGGTTTCGCTAACCTCGCCGGCTGTGATCGTTACCAGCACAGCGATCCAGCAAGCGACGCCGAGCACGGTGTACGTTACAAAAACGCTCGAGCGGCGCGGCTCTGTGTTTCTCGCGAAAGCCTATCAGTTTAAGTTTACCGTGCGCGCGCTCGCCTCAGAAATGCCGACGCTGCGCGGTGTGCTCGGCGAGGCGCTCAAAGGGATCCCGCTCACGGTAAGACAAACCACCGACTCGGGCGCGTGGAGTTGGGCGAATCCAGACGGGCAATTCACCGGCATACTAAAAAGCGGCAACTATTCGGAAAGCTGGCAAGCGGCGCCGGTGCAACTACTGGCAGACATACCACTCGAGGTGGATCTAATTGAGTGATTTTATAACCGCAATCGGCGAGCAGCAAGTCGGGATCCGCTGGTACTTGAGGATCCAGGGGATCCCGTTTGTTTTTCTTTCCGACTCTGTGCCCGTCGGGCCAACTGGTACGGCGTGGACGGCGCCAACCTCGAAAGACTTTACGGTCGAGGCGAAAGAAAACGCGATCGATCTAACGCAGCCACTCGAGGAAATCGGATCGATCATAGATCGGCGCACCGGGAAAAGCTCCCCCGCTAGTTTGCGAGTCTCATTACACGGCGAGGATATGCTCGATCTATTTGCCAGGGAAAAGCAAAGCGGCGCCGCCTGTAACCTCGAGGCGAGCGTCGCCTATGATACCGCAGGCACCGGATCGGTTTTTACCGTCGACGATAACGGCGCGTTCGACTCGGCCGGCTATCTATATTTCGGGCGCGAGACTTGCCACTACACGACGAAACCAGACTCGACGCATTTCGGCGACGTCGGTAATAAATGCACGCGCGATCTATTCGGCATCTATGCGGCGAGCGGCGCGAATCTTACCGATATATTCTACGAGCATGAGGCGAACAACCCCAGCAAGGCACCTCGGGTGCTCAGCGATTACCCGCGCGTCTGGCACGGTCGAACGATTAGCCTATGGGCGTATTGCGTCGGACCCGATGGAACGGCATATGATACCGGGTATTTCGGGGCGTATTCGCGCGAATGCTTTCGCGGGGTGTTGCAGGACGAGCCGACGCCAGATTCTAGCTGGCTGCGTTGGACGCTAAACGCCCGCGCGATCGATTCGGTCTTGCATACGAAAGTTGGGGGGCAGTCGCCGGCCGCCGATCTGTTTTATGTGCCAGACGGTAAAAGCGCAACCGGCAGCGGCGAGAATATCGACGATCCCGACGATAGTAATTATATTAACTTTCCGCTCAGCGCGCCCGGGTTCCTCTATACAATCGACGAGAATAACCGCGATATAACTTTCGCCCTTTATGCCTACGGTAACGTTTCCGACTATAACAGCGAGACGGGCGCCACTGTTACCCGGTACGAGCCCGGGACGTTGCAGTTAACCACGGGGCTGCGAACGGGCAGCGAAATCATAAGCGAGTTTAATACGATCGCCAGCGCAGCGGCCGCCGCTTATGGGATCGTCCTCGGGCTAGGGCTGCACGGGCACAATACCACGTGTGGCGTAAACAGGATCCGAAACGCCACAAAAGCCGGCTACCGTATGGTGCGCTGGGATTTTGACACCGAAAACAATTTCGGTAAACTTTTCGGCTTTCACGGGGTGCGCCGCGCCTGGCTCCGAACAGACGGCACATTTACAAAAAAGAAATATATAGGCGCACAGATGGACGGCGACGGCGTGCTCGTCGGGATGATTAGCGAAACCGCCACGACGATCCCGTTTTTCCTACCGCCGAGCGGTGGCGTCGGGCCGAGCGATATACCGAGCAGCGGGTACGCCAGGCTCGGCGAAAAAGAGATCATAAAATACGAGGCCGTGGCACAGTCGATCGCCGATACACCTTTCGGCATGTATAAACTTACGGGCGTACAACGCGGCGCAATGGGAACCGCGCGAGGGCGCCACGAAATGAGGGTCGATCGGGATAACTGGCACGCTGTCGGCGAGCGCGGGAAATTGCAGTTCGGGGTAGGGTTCGACGACGAAAGTTTTTTCGACGTATTCTTAAAGCTGTGCGTCTCTACAGGCAGCGGGCACCATGGCAGTTACGACACGCTGCCGAAAGGTTGGGGACTACCGCTAAACCCGAACGATTTTGACATAACGGAAATCGAAAAGATCCGCGACTCCATTTTCTATCCACACCGGGTGCGCGTGTTCCTATCGAAACCGATCAAGATCGTGGATTGGATCGCCGACTGGTTGGCGCCGGTTGGCATGTATATCACAGCGCGCACAAACAGCGACGGGAATTACCTACTAACGATCGCCAAAATAACCGGCCCGCTAGAAAGCGACGGGCTCGACGCGCAATTCGGCGCCGGTGAGGTCGACTTGTTGGAGCCGGTAAGATTGCAGCCGGGGATCCGCCGAGTAATAAACCAGATCACAGCCTCGATCGGGTGGAACGTTACAACCGAGAAACTCTCGGAAAATACAAAGATAGTGGTAACCGATACCGATAGCGTCGTCGATTTCGGAAAGCGCGGATCGGTGTCGTGGAAATTCCGGGGCTTTTTCTTTACCACGGGGATCGCTATTCAGCACATAACCGCGCAGGCTAACCGGGCGTTTCGTAGGTTTGCGCGCCCCTATGATGTGCTTAAGATCGACGCCTCGCGCGCTGCGGGTTTTCAAACCTACCCGGGCGCGGTGGTTTCTGTGACGCTGCCAGGGGTACCGAATCGCGACGGCTCGCGCGGGCTGTCGTATCGGCTCGGTACCGTGCTCGGCGTCAATCATCGCTACTGGCAACCAGGCGGCGCGGTAGGCTCCGAGGTAACGGTCGCGCTCGAGCCATACGTTAGAACAACGACATACTCGCCGAGCGCCCGAGTAACGAACGCAGCCAGCACGACGATCACAGTAGCGCCGAACGATTACACGGCGGCGCCCGATACCGATCTCTCGCATTTCGAGGCCGGCGACGTGGTGCAGTTTTACAACCTAGCGACGCCGGGCACCTCCGACGATCGAACTATCGTCTCGGTTTCAACCTCGACGTTGGTTATCAACAGCTCGCTTTCTATTACCCCGGGATCGTTATGTGTTATGGTATCGCAGGACCACGACGCGGCGATCGTGGACGCACAAAAACGGCACGCCTTTTTGTCTGACACTGGCGCGCCGCCTGAGTTATCAGGTTCGACAGAAAGCTTTAAGTACGTCTAATGGCAGTCAGCACCCCGATAGCATTCCGCCCGATAGCCTCGCAGGCTTTTTCGCCTGGCAGGGCTATCTACCAAACGCCCGAGCTAGACCTCGCGAACAACATAAACCATTTGCAGGGGTTTTTGCGGCCGTGTCTGGTGTCTAACTTTTTCAGCGCCGACGCTGGCTACCTGCTGATTGACTACGCGCACGCGAGCGATCGGCGGGTACACGCCTCGTTTCGGCGCTCTATGCTCGGCGATTTTTCTACGGTGCTGATCCGCTTCTATGCAATGTCGCCCGAGCTAACCGCATACCCGGACGCCTACGGCGTCGTGCGGTTTGAGCTTGGATCCGATTCGAGTAAGTACGTCGAGGTTAATATCGCCGGCGACGCGGGCGCCTGGAATCTAATCGAGTGCGAGCTAACGGTCGATCCGACTCAGGCGTTCGATACAATCATTTTGAGCGGGCGGATCGTTGTCGAGGATTTAGCGATCCGATCGGTTAGCATTTGGCCGAAACGCGAGGACGATATATCAAGCGCGCCCTCGGGTTCGGGCGTAGTCGGGATCGACGCTGCGCTCGTAACAGCTCAGGCGCCGCTGTCTACTGCGGTGCGGAAACTCGAGATCGCAAACCTCGAGCTAATGCGGAAAAAGCGGCAGGATTCGATCGTCACATTTTCGGAGGATTACGGCGTTCGCGCGAGCCATGAGTCGCTAGTAACCGACTCGGCTACTTTTGTAACGGTGGCATATGTGCCCTTTACCGCTAAAAAAGAACAGACACAGATCGAGTGGTCGGCGCTTGGTTACTATAACGCGACGGGCAGCGGTGGAACCATTCGGCTCTCTACTCTGTATATGGAAACAAACCCAAACGCCGAAAACGAGTACGTCGATATTGTGCTGCCTAGCGGGTGGACGCTCGGCGCCGGGCTGCCTCAGGCGTGGCAGGATAACCCGGCCGACGAGGTGCTCGAGTGTTTGGGCGGCAAAGCCGGCGATCGAATCAAGGTACAACTAAAGGGCGACGGCTCAAAGGATGCTGTAATTATGGGGCTGTGTGCGTGGTTTAAGGGGATCAGCTAATGAAATACCCGGCCGGCGGCTTTTCATCTATGATCGGCGATCTGCCGAGCGTACACAACGGCACGCCAACCGACAGCGCGCACGCGCATTTTGTTGACGCTTACACGACCTACCTCGAGGCGACTGCCAAGTACCTGATCCCGGTACACATTGGCGCGCCAATGTCACAGATCGGCGAGTATGTCGAGCATATTCTACCGGTGCAGGCGTACCCGGGCAGCGTCGGCGTTAACTTTCTGTGCACCGGTCAGGGCTATATCCTGATCAAAGATTCGAGCGCCACCTATGACGCCTACCGCGCCCGGCTTGACGTCGAGGGGATCGACGCTGGTTTCCATCTGTACGAAAATGCCGAATGGTTTTGCCTCGGCGGCGCGCTTACGGCTGTACACGCGCACGATCAAAACCGATCGCTCGACGTTGGCTCGATTGGCTCTCGGATCCGAGAGTACCCGATCGCGTTTAGAATTTACGGATCGGCGCTGCGGGTGCACGCCGTCCAGTTTGTGATCAACCCATGGAACGAGGCGGCCGGGGAGCTGCCAGAAAGCACATAAAATGCCATACCCAAGCAAGGTTAACGTTTCCCTTATCTCAGTCACCGGCGGCGACGAGGCGTCGGCGGTTGTTTCCGATTCGATCTCATGGTTCCGCCACTACTTCCAGGTCTATATTTCAGCCGACGGCGCGGTCGACATTATGGTAAGCGTAGACGGCACAAACTACGGATCGCCGCCTAATATACAAATGACAGGCGACGGCGGAAACTATCTCGACGAAAGCGGCGGTTTTTATCTCGAAGGCGTTTGGCCATATATCAAGCTCACAACCACGGGCAATAGCGCGGTAATCTCTGTGCAATGTATCCAGTCGGATCCGTCTGGCTCCGCTATGATGGACGCGGGCTAATGCAGCCAGAAACCAGGGCCGGCAGAAAGGCGCAACGGATATGCAGCGCGAAAAATATCACGCTCGCCATGTTGCGCCGTCCTCTATCGTGGGACGATCGCGAGGGTATGCGGCGCGTGCAATCCGAGCTTGGTATCGCGGCCGATGGTTTGTTCTGGAAAGACTCGGCGACGGCGTTCGCCGAACAGCACGCCGGTTATGGTATTCGGGATCATGATTTTATTGCGCCGCCCGACGGGGTGCAGTGGCTGAATTTTCTACACCCGAACGTACACGCGTGGGGCGGGCGGGTGCAGTGGATGAAAACGCCCGACTGTATTTTCGTTCACGAGAGCGTTACGACAACCTGGCAGCGCGCGATCTCTGTGCTAACGAAAAGGCATTTGTCGGTATGCCTGGTATTACCACGCGACGGCGATCGGTTGTCTGTGTTTCAGCACTGCGATCTGTACCGCAAAACGCTGCACGCTGGCGGCGGCTTTAATAATCGCTCAGTTAGCTGCGAGGTAATCGGGCCGTATTATGGTCGACACTGGCACCCGGGGCTGGGCGGGAAACTTATCAAGCCCTGCGACTGGTCGCACAAGGGAAAATCTCAGGGCTATATAACGCCGACCGACGCACAGATCGAGACACTCTCGCGCGTTATCGAGTGGCTCTGGGATTGTATGCCGACCATCCCTCGCGGCCGATGGGTTGGGGAGCGCGGCGGCGAAATGGTACTCGGCAAATTGAGCAAACCAAACCGAGAGCCACGCCCGGGAGTATGGGCGCACCATTACACAGCACACCACGCCGATGGAGCCTACCCGGTGGCAATGGCGCGCGCACTATGCCGCGCCCGGAAAGCGTAACCAATGGCAAACGCGGGCGATCGGGTGCTCAGGTGGTGGCCCTTGCTCGCGACCGTGCTAACGGGGATCGGGATCTTAGTGGCCACGGCTTACCAAGTCTCGGCCATGAAATCCGATCTGGTGCACGCTGCCGAAATCGGCGAGCGCGAGCGGGTGCAACTCCGAACGGCCGACGATAAGATCGATCGACGTGTCGACTCTATGGCCGGCAAAGTAGAGCAAACGCGCGACACTGTGATCCGTATTGAAGTCGAACAACGTACCATGGTACGCTCGCTGGAATCGATCCAGAGTGCGATCGAGAAAGGAAACGGCGAACAATGAACAAAAAAGCATGGTACAAAAGCCGAACCGTATGGCTAGGCGTTGGCACGATCGCGATCGGGGTGCTGGCATATCTGGAAACCGTCGCGCTGCCCGATTGGGCGTATGTGTTGATCGGTTGTCTTACTGTCGCGCTCAGGCTGGCGACGACGACCGGCGTAAGCATCAAAGCAACGGCCGCAAAAACGACCCTCGGCTCGCTTATCATCATCGGGCTTATTGCTGGTTGCGGCACGCTCACAGTCAAAGCGAAAAAAACCGCCGACTGTAAGCTCGTCGCCGGGCCGCCTCATTCGGTGATCTGTACTGTCGATGATACCGTCCGCTATACGCAGCGCGGCGAAATGAAACTCGACATTAAAGCGACAGGCGCGTGCCCATGCCCGAATTAGATCCGAGACTAGCGACGATCCTAATCAATGCGATCCGTATTGGAATCAGCGCGCTGCCCGACCACGTGGATCCGAGGTTCAAAACGGCCGCCGAGGCGTGTCTGTATCGCGGGCTCGAGTGGGCGCTACGGCAGATCGAACCGTCCGACGTTAAGGTGCTAGTCGAAAACGACGCGAGCGCCACAGCCTCGATCGACTTTGGGCCGCCCGAAGACTAGCCGCCGAGCGCGTCGATCTCCGCTTGCAGTGTCTTGTTATAGTTGCCGTCGGCGTCTCGTTTTGGGAAACGTTGGTGCGCTTTGAAATAGGCGCGCACCGGTGCGGACGCCTCGGCGCAGGCTTTCGCGTGTCTGGGCTCAAACTTGCGGCCGTTATGCAGCACGATCGATCCGCAGGTTGGACAGGGGCGCATGACGTACGGCATTAGAACGGTAGATCCTCATCGTCGAAACGGCCGCCCATGCCGCCGGCTGCGGTTGCGGCGTCTGCTAATGTAGCGCCAGCCTCGAGCGGTAGCACCGACCAAACGTCGATAAAAACCTCGCGCTTTTCGGGTCCGTCCTTAGGTGTCCATTTCTCCGATTTTAGTTGGCCGGAAACATACACCAGCGCGCCGGCATCTAAGGCGCCCATGGCTCGCGCCTGATTACCCCACGCTTTGCACGTCCAAAACTCCCGCGCGTTGTACTGGTCCCCGGCTTTGCTCGTCCTCGGCTCCGCTGTCTCTACCGTGAACCTTGCCAGGTGCCACGTTTTGCCGTTGTCTCGCGTTCCCTCGCTTACCTTTGGTGGGCGCGGTAGCTTTCCGATCGCTGTGATCGTGTTTGGTGTGCTCATAAAATGCGTTCCTTATTGCCTCGAAGTTTTTATTTTTATCTGGCAGCTCGATCGCGTCTGGTAGTCGATCGGTTCTATCCTTTGCATGGAATGGGCCGCGCTGATTAGCATACAGCACGCGCGATCCGTTCGGCCGTACCTCGCCGAAAAGGATAATGTCGGCAAAGTCTCGAACGGTGTTTCGGCATTTGGCATGGTTGCGCGGCATTTTCAGATCGTAGTGGGTCGGCTCGTCGCCTTTCGAGGCGTCCACAGAGTTACCGATCAACCAGATCCCGAGGTTGGGCAGCCGGCCGAGGTGGTCGAGCCCTCGATCGAATTGCCTTTCGATAATGTCGCAGCCCTCGTGATAGTTTGATTTCGGGGTGTTGGGCGCGTTTTGTTTGCACCAATCATCCTCTTTTAGTCGCACCAACCGATCGATCGTATCTATAACCACCGTCTCGAAACCGTGCCCGGGCTTTTCCAGCTCAGCAACCACGGCGCGGAAATCTTGCCAGCTATTAAGCCGAACGCTGGCCACGTCTAAAAAGTTAGCGCCGTCCTCGGTACAGAGAAAAAGCGCGTTCGGTATCTGCGAGCATAGTTTCGTTTTACCGAACCCGTTCGATCTGCTATAAATGAGCACGCGCGCGTGCTGTAATTCCGAGTAGCGGGTCGATGGTTTTGTCGGTAATTTCACGGGATAAGATCCTCGAGGTTACAATGTAGCAGTCGAGCGAGCCGACGCAGGTAGCAAGACCGGATCGTTCCCGGCCTTGCTACCCAGTTCCTGACGGTCGACTCTGACACACCACAGACGATCATGGCTCGCGCCTTCGTCTCGCGGTCTGCCAGTCTATCAAACGGAGCTAGTTCGATATTTTGCACTCGGTAAACTTAGGAAATTACGCAGATACTTGCAAGGGGTAAAACGTGGCCACCTCATATTGTTTGACGTGCGGCGAGATCGGAAACTTCCAGACGTGCCCGAACCAGTACGCCGAGAATGATAGCCTCCACCGGGTGGCGTCCGATGAGCTGGCGCCAGACGCGCAGGCGCGAGAAACCCAAAAACCCCACGCGCCCGACGACAGCTCGCGCCGAGGTTAGCGAATAGTTTCTCGCCGCGCAACCCGTCGCGCACTACGATAGTAATAGGCGCGCGCCTTCGTTTTTCTTTCGGAGGCTAAAACATAATGAAAAGAACACGGGCGATCCTAGTGGCCGCGCTTTTGTGCGTGGCGTGCGGTTTCGATTTTACTTTGTGCGACGGCGACCAGGAAACCATGGGCGTTTTGTGCGGCTGTAACGTGGTGGAATTGGCGCCAGGCGGCGCCGACGCGCAAAGCTACGGCAACGTCCAGCCGGTGGTTATGCGTTGCCTTGATGATGGTTGGAGCGCGGCCGCCGATGAGTAGGGAAATGCGGCGCGCGTTCGTTTGGATCTTGCTGTCCTTTCTCGCGGCGCAGCTTCCGATCTTTTTGGGGCTGGTGTGAGTTACCGCGACGGGTTGCGCCGCTGCCTGGCGCGCGGTGTGCGGGTGCGGTTTGTGCGCGCGTGCGTTGTTTCCCACGCCACAGATAAAACGATCCTGCGCGTTCTTATATCGCCCGACACACTCGGGACCGTTGTCTCTGTGCTGCCATTTTTTACGGTGCGGCTCGATGAGCCATACCAGGGTAAGATCGAGGCTGTACAGTGGCACCAGAGCGCGCGAGTGTTCGAGGATCTGGCGCCGGTATCTGGCGATCTGCCGGCGCTATGGATCGTCAAGTAGGCGGCGGCGTTTGCCTAGTACCGGGCGCCCTATTGACGGGCCGGCGCCGCAGTATGCGACGTATTTTTCTAACTCGGCGCGGCTCGGTTCGCGGTCGAACGCCAGGCGGAACCGGTGGCGCGCGCCGAGCGGACAGCCATAGCAGGGCGAGGCGCTATCGTTTAGCGCGTGAGTGTCGACGAATAGATCGAGGCATTGCTCGAACGACAGGCGCGCTTTTTTACGGGAACAATAAAACAAATCAGAACCAGCTCCATCCGGTTGCGGTTCTAATCTCATCGGTTCGATCGCGCCCGTGCAAGAGCGCGCCGCCGTATACCATCCGCGCATTTTGGATCGGTATCGCTTCCATTGAAACCAGAGCCGGCCCGGCTGCGTGCGGTGGCGTCATGGTTACAACCCCGATCCCTTGCTGCCAGTCGGTACGCGGTTTTGTGCCGGGCACGACGGGCGCGTCGACTCGGCAGATACAACCAGGCGTCATTACCCAAACATTGCGCGCGCCTTGCGAGTCTGTGATCCGTTTGCCAGCCATTGCGAGCCGGTGCACGTGTCCGAAAATCTCGTCGGTGGTTGCGGATTTCAGGGCCGAGGCAACCGTCGCGCCGCCGCCGGTGCGCGCTATGTTTCCGTGGTGGATCCGTATCTTATCCCATAGCCAAAACTCGGATCCATATGGCGCCACGTATTGCACCGACAGCGAGTCGAGCGCCATTAGCCGAGGCACCGACAGCAACGGCCGGGTGTCTGTGCTGTCGACCGGGTGCACGAGCGCCACGTCGCGCGCTGTCGAATCTAATAAGGCGCGCTCGAGTCTTGCCTCGTGGTTCCCGGCTATGTAGATGATCGGCGCGTCGGTTACAAGTCGGAGTTGTGAGATCCACCAGTACAACTCGGCGAGCGTGGGTTGTATCAGATCGGATTGTGCCGGCGTGGTGCTGAACCTGGAAAGCGTCGGAAAGTCGAGCATATCGCCGAGCATTACCACGGCGTCGGGTTGCATTTGCTGGCAGACTTGCACGCATAGATCCCACGCGCGCCGATCGTGGGTCGGCTCGAATCGGTTTTTATGTCTTATCAATCCGTTTTGTGAGTCTGGGATAATCAGAGCGCGACGGATCGATCGCTCGATTGGCTGTACCGGCTCAGGCTTGATCGGGTTTATAACGTCGATCGTTTTGTTTTGCCACGGCTCGACCCGCTCGAATTGCGCTTTTACCTGATACAATTCGCGAAGCTCGTTGCCGGCGCCGTCGACCGCTGCCGTCATTGCGTCCCATTTATTGCAAGAATACGAGCGGCAACGCCAGGCGCGGCGATCGATACCGCAGGCGAGCATAAGATCGGCCAGCGTTCGGATCCGCCCGGTGCTGGTTACTTCTTTTCCTAACGGCGTCTGTGTTACCTCGAGACGTTCCCGGCTTTGCGACCACGCCTCGGCGCGCTTTATGACAGCGCGAACGGTGTTTCGGTGTACGCCTAACTCGCCAGCGATTTCGCCTCGCGTGGCACCCTCGGACAAACGCCGCAACGCGTGGCTGTATTTCTCGACCTCGGAGGGGTACCACTGGGCGCGCGTGCTCACGGGTAAAGGTTAGCGTGTTCGCATAGTTAGACCCAGAAACAACGAGCGCGCCGTTTATTGCTTGCATAATGGGCCGCTGGCCTATAGTATGGACGTCGGACAATTACAGGGATGGACAGCACGAGGGGGACGAATGACAAAGGAACAAGTAAACATGGTTGCAATGAGCCACGGGGTTAATGCGTACAACGACGCGCGCGGGTGCGGCACGCAGGCGCCAGATCCTTGCGGGCATCATTGCGATCCTGAGTGGTGCCCGGCGTGCGGCGACGCATTCGCAGAAAAGCGCGAGGCGGCGGCGCGGGTGCGGCGGGAAAAGCGCCGCAGGCAAGAGGCCGAGATCCGCGCGGAGGGGTGCACGTGCGCCGATGAGCTGGCGACGTGTCTTTTTTGTTTGCTGTACTAACCCAGATCGAGCGCACGACAACGGGTCGTGCGTTTTTTTGTGGTGTAGGTGGACAGCACGAGGGGGACGGATGCAGATCGGCACAGCGAATAAAATAAATTTTACCGACATCGGCGCGCGGATGGAAACCGACGAGCAGCGATCGGCGGTAGCGTGCGAGCTTATCGAGCGCGGGTTCGATACGATCGAGCTTAAGGCGGACGGTTGCGCGGCGCGTATGGTTGTCGATGGTCGGCGTTGTGATATTTACTCACGCTCGGGCGCGCACAAGGGAACGATCAGGCTGTCCGCTGGCGGCGGTCGCGCTGTGCTTTACGGCGAGTTTATGCACGGCACCCACTGGTCGCGAGGTGGTAATCGGGCGGGCATGTTTTACGCTTTCGACGTGCAAATGGACGGCGAGCGGCCGCACTGCGAGCGCCGGCAATGGCTCGAAAGGCTGGTCGGTGGCGACGAGGATTTCGAGGGGCTCGGCAAACTTTCGGGCGGGCTGGTTGCGTGCGTGCCGAACTGGTCGTTTGCGAGTAGCTGGCTAATAATGGGCGTGCGGCTTGATTGCATATGGCGCGAGTATGTGCTCGGGCAGGGCTGGGAAGGGTTAGTCGCAAAGCGCAGCGAGGGCGCTTTCGGCGACGATTGCATCCGAATAAAACGACGGTTCGAGGTGGATTACGTCTGCATGGGTTTCAACCGCAGACCGTCGGGCGCGGTTAAGTCTGTAATCGGTGGGCTGTATAAGGGCGGCAAACTCACGGGCGCAGTAAACGCGGGATCTCTTTACGACTGGCAGCGCGGCGAAATGGCAGCGCACGCCGAGCAATACGTCGGTCGGGTTTTCCGGGCGGCCGGGTTTGCGGTATACCCTAGCGGCGCGCTGCGACACCCTAGTTTTGTAGACTGGCACGCAGACAAAGGCGCGCAGGCTTGCACGCTGTCGGCGGCTCTCAGCGTTGGAGGTTACGGCAATGGGTGAAAGAGCGGGCGGTTTATTCGGGCGGGTCGTTTCTGTCTCGCAGAATACGGAGAAACATTTACGATTCGAGCCGAAGGCGGTTGCGAATCTTTGCCGGCTGCGGGTTTACGATATTGCCGACTGGCGCAGGTATCAAGATCAGATCGAGCCACGGATCCTTTTGCGGCGCGCTCGTATGTACGGACAGCGGCCGCAATACCGCGTTTACGCGTTGGCCGCTTTGCCCGGTGATGATTCTATCCAGGTGAACGAGATATGCTCGACCACTAGCTATAGCGGGGCTGTGCGTGTGATCCGCGCACTGCGGAAACTTTTTTCTTTTCACGGTGTGCAAGGGTCGCACGTGGTTTTTTATGCGCGCCGGTTGGCGGCTCTCAGCGTTGGAGGTAATAAGAATGGGTAAAAGAACGGGCGGTTTGTTTCAGTGTAACGCGTGCGGCGGTGCGCCTGGCACGTCGACACGGTGCGCGGCGTGCAATATTTACCGGGAAAAACAACGACTAGAAAAGGCCGGCGAGGCGCTCGAGAAACTAGTCGCCGCCTTAGAGTCTGCCGAGGCACTCGTCGAGGGCGGTCTATTATGGGAATTGGGCGGCGAGGGTTTGCCGCGCTGCGTCGGCTGCAATCGGGCCGAGGCTGTGCATTTACAGCGCGCGATCTTAGAGGCTCGCGTCGCAATGGCGGCGGCTAATATGCCGCGATCGAGGGGTGCGTAATGGTAGACAACGAACACAAGCGGCCGGTTTCGTTGGCTGGCTGGCTGGATATGGCGAGCAAAGGCGACGCGCTTTATAAGGCGGTTCGCGCGCTGCGGGATGCTGAGCAGAGTCTCGGCCACTATCGCGATCGGCGTTGCTGCGAAAGGCGTAGCCGTGTCGACGCTTGCCTCGCTGCATACGAGGGCGGCGGCAATGGTTGAATTTAGACAGCGGGGCGCGTGGCGACGGTTTGCCGCTGCGGTCGAGGCGAGACTAACCGAGGGCGCCAAACTTTACGGCGACGAGGGTTTCGAGGCGTCGATCGACAAACTCGAGGTCGATATACACGAGGAAATACAAGACGCCGTTGCGTATCTTTTCATGCTAGACGAGCGGGTCAAGGCATTGGCCAGGCGTGCGAGGGGCGGCAAATGACGCGCGCACAGGAAATGCGCGATATTCTGGTCGACTGGTTGGCAGCCGGCGAGGGTGCGCGGCGCACTAAGGCGCAGTTTGCGCGGCTGTGTATGGTTCAACCTCGGGCGGTTTCGCGGTGGTTGCAGCAAGCGCAGCAAGACGACAAGGTAGCATTTTTAATGCGGGCGACGGCTCGCTCGGGCCGACAGCCTGGCGTGCAGGTGCTGGAGCTGGCGCGGCGGGCGCTTACCGGTTGACGCTCTGCCAGTACACGGCCCATAATTCCTCGAAATCGGCGAGCGTTAGGCTAACAATATCGCCGACATCGCAGCGGTCGGCGCGTGTTACGGCTACCGGGATCCGCCCTTTCGGCGCGTCGGCTATCGCTTGACGCATTGCGGCGCGTATGTTCGGCATTTTGTGGCGCTTGCATTCGATCCAGAGCACGCCGGCGACGTCTACGTCGGGGCATTCGTCGCCGCCTCGGTACTGATAGCCGCGCGAAACCTTACCGGCCGGTGTCTTTTCTGCCAGCCGGCGGGCGATGAGACGTTCGTAACCAGCCCCTTTCCGGCGGCTTCTTAGTCCCGACACGGCTACTCGTCTTTGGTTTTCGCGGGCTTTTGTTTCGGCGTGGCTTTTTTCTGCGCCGCTGCGAGTGCTTTCTCGAGGTCATAGACCTTTTTTTGCAGTTGTTTAATATGGTCTTGATCGCTTTGTATGTTGCTCGGCATTAGTTTTCGCCCTTTCCCGCTTTCACGGTTGCTTGTAGTGTCTCAATTCGTAGCACAGTCTAACAGAAACAAGAAACGTAGAACGCTCTCGGCTGCGCTGCCAGGCGCTCGGCGCTCTACTGGCAACCATCCGCAGCGCACTGCGATCCGTCCATATATTGGCCGAGCCTGCGAAAGTATCCACGGCTGGTTTTGGTGTGCGTGTACCACGTTCCGTTTTTGCGTCGGCACTTATGGCCGCAGGTGTAGGCGATAGCGGCGTTTTCGCGGCCGACTTTCTTTATAAGGTAGCGCCATATTAGCCCGGCAATAACTGGCGCGAACCTCGGATCGAGCAGATCGGCGCGTTTGCAACGGCTGTAAAGGCTTTTGCAGGTGGCAAGCTGGATCTGAAATAGGCCGATCGACTTGCCGCCGTCGCCGATTGCGGTCGGTACGCCTCGGCTTTCTGTTTGTATCACGGCTTGCATCCATTCCGCCGAGGTGTCTGCTATCCTCGCGGCTAGCTCTGCGGCTTCCGTAGCGGGGCACTCTATCGACGTTGGACCCTCATAGGTCGGGATGGGCGGGTGCGCGATAAACGACGCGAGTATGATAGCTAGCAAGGGTTTACTCCTAATTCCATTTGAGATCCGGCCCTGATAGCCTGCGATCGGTTTCTGTTGCACTCCAGAGCGTATCGGCGTCGACTCTGTAAAACGTCGAGCCGGCGCCGCGTTCTTTCGGTACGCCGAGCGAGGACAGCCGGCGGCCGAATTTGGCGACGCTTACCGGTTTATGGTGGTAGGTGCGACACCACTCGTCGTATCGCTCGTATAGTTTGGCGGCTCGTATGCCGGCCGGGTCGGGTATCCAGGCGCGCCCGCCTGAGTCTCGGCGGATTATGTCGTCGCAGAAAGCCGAGACGCTATCGCTTGATTTCATCCATTCGGCTTTTAATGCTTCAGAGCATTCTGGCGAGGTGTAGGCGCCGCTCTCTAGTGCGCGCCGGGCGCCCGCAATAGCCCACGCGAATAAGCCGGGCAGCTCGGCGGCTATTATTTTTCGCGCTATGTTCGGATCTTTTTTCTGTGCGTCTATCTCAACCGAGAAAGGGATCGGCAAAAAACGCCGCCAGAAGCCGAAAGAACAATCGCGAGAGCCTGGTAATTCATTGGCCGCGAAACAGCACGCCACGCGCAGACGGGTGGTGTACGGCTTTTTGTACGGCTCTCGACATACGAGCAGATCGCCACTAATGACGGCCTTAAATCTATCGGAGCGGGTAATCTCGATCCCGGGCACCTCCGAGCATATGTTGATCAGTTTTCCCGACAGGTGCGCGACGTGGTAATCGTCTGTAAATGATTGGGGCGAGACGGAGGCGATCGATTCGGGCGGAAAAAGCGCGGCGATTATTTCTTGTAGCGTGCTTTTCCCATTCGAGCCCGAGCCATAGAGCATCAAGCACTGCTGAAAACGGGTAGCCAGCCCAAACAATGCGATCCCTATAAACTCTTGTAGCGCCTCGTGTGCGTGCCTGGCGTGCTCGGGGTGCTCTGGTAGCACTGTAGAAAGGAAATCCAGCCAGCGAGGGCAGCCGGCGTGCTCGTCGTAGTCTATCGCGAGCGCGGCGCGGGCTCTGTGTTGATCGTCGTGCTCTGTGAATTCGACGCGGTTTGATCCCGGGTTTACTTGTAGCGCGCCATTTCGACACACGACAACGTGCGGCGCCTCGGCGAAAAAATCCGGCCGCGCTGCCTCGTATTGAGCCAGCACCAGAGCGCCGCGCGTCATGCTGGCGTTGATTGCGAGCGGTCTGTACTGCTCGATTCCCTCGTCGCTACTGTGCACATAGAGCCGACCCTCTAAGGCGTTGATCTGCTTTGCGACTACCGATTCGGGCACCTCCGACCATATGCCGGGCCGGGCGTGCTGGTACTTGTAAAAGCTGCCCTCGTCGAATATCACGCGCGGGCCGAGCTGCTCGAGCACATAACGCGCGATCGTCAATTCGCTTTTACGCTCGAGCGGCCGTTCGCCTGCGGGTCGCTCTGTGGCTTGTTTGGCGAGCTTTTTAACCTCGTCGGTGGCCGCTGGTACTCGCTGCCGGTGGTTTAGCATATCGAGAGCGGCGAAAATGGCGGGCTCGTCGTGTCCAGCTCGGCGCATTGATACCGCTTGCTGGCGCAATTTGTCGAGATCGGCGAGGTCTTTTTCGGTTATACGGTGCGCCGCTTTCATATAATCGCGCAACGCCTCGAGCGTGCCGCCTGCACCGATCCAGTCTGTAACGTCCTCGCCTTTTTTGGTGTAGGGCAGCCGAATAATTCGCACAGCGTGTGCCACCTCGCGCACGCTGCGGGTTACTGTAGCCACAAACGAGCGGCCGGCGGCGTCATTATCGCCGCAAATATACACGTCGCAGCCTCGAAAGCGGTCGCGAAACTCCGAGCGCCAGCCATTGGCGCCGCCGGTGTTGCACGTGGCACATAGCCCGAGCGCGTACACGCTTTCGGCGTCTCGCTCGCCCTCGACGATTAGGATCGGTTGGCTGTCTTTTTTGGCTGCCAGTAGGTCGGGCAGACGGTAAAGCGTCGAGCCTGAGGCGGGCAGCCCGAACCGATAGCGGCCGGCGGCATCTAGAAAGCGCGGTTTATACTTGTGAGGCGCGCCAGCCTCGAAACGCACGACTTGATAGAGCGGCGCGCCGTGCTGATCGGTATACGTATATTCTCGGATTATCTCGGGCGGCCCGGCTTTCCGCTCTCGCTCCGGCAATACTTGCTGCCATGACCAGCCGATCGCGGCGAGTATATCCTCGGCGGTACAGCCGGCGTGGCAGTTGAAAAGGATCCGACCCTCGGAGCCTCGGCCGATCGATAGGCTCGGCTCGGTGTCCTTATGCGCTGGACACCGGGCGATCCAGCCTGTTTTATTTTTAGAAAAACCGGAAAGAATCGACGACAGCTCGTCGAAATTATGATCAAGCGTGCTCATTGCTAGCCCCTTACGAATTCCCTTTCGATGGTTCGATCATTAGTTCGGGGCGGGTGGTATGTCAAGAAAACTGGAAAATGCTCGATTGTGTCGGGTTTTGTGCTGGTGCAAACGTGGTACCGTGCGGAATGTGTATGGTTGGGTTGGAAACTTTTCTTTTTAAGGAAATTTCCCCACGGAATGGGTTAAAAACCGGGAAAACGGACAAAACGGACACTATTAAACGAGTGATTTCTATATTAAAAGAGTTTGGCGCCCAACCATACACAACCTGCACGGTGTTGCGTTTATACTGCACTCAACCCAACACTAATGGCGTTTGGGCCGCTCACGGTCGGCAGCTAACGCCATGGCCTGGCGTATGTCTTCGACGGTCGAGCGTTTGGCGGCTGAGATATTGTTATCGGCGTGGATGGTTGCCAGCGTTCCGGTTCGGTCCTTTATAACGGCCATAACGCCGTGTGTAGGATAGCCGACGGCGACGAGCGAGAGCGACAGAGAGCGGCCCCATTTCTGGCGCAGGTGCTCGAGCATTACGTATGCGTCGGCGAATAACACGTCGCCAGCGTGGCGCAGAGCCACCCGAAAGGCTAGCAACGATTGACAGCGCGCCCCGGGTTGCTGTAAGGGTAGGAAATGGCGCGATTAGTTAAGGCAGTAGGCCGACAGGTGGTGGTTGCTCCGCTCGATGCAGAGCGGGAAACGGACAGCGGGATCGTTTTAGGCGCTGAGGTGCCGCGTCCGCTGGCTGCGGTGCTCTCTGTCGGCTCGGAAGTAACGGATCCAAGCATAAAACCGGGTTGTATTGTGCTATTTAGGCGCGATATGGGGCTCGAATGCGTGTTCGAGGGACTACGGATCGCCGCGATTGTGCCCGAGGAAATCGCCGGCGTTGTCTCTGATTCGTACGAGGTGCGGGTCGAATGGACAAAGATCGACAAAACATAGGGTCGAGGGTCGAAAGCAGGCGCCGGGGTAGGCTGGCGCACCCAAAAAGGCGTTACAACGCACAAAAAACACCCCCCAGGATCACAGGAAATGAGCGTCACGCCCCCCAAAAT